CACTTCTTTAGTTTAGTTGATGGAGAAGTAATTAAAACAAAAGAAAATCTTGATTTAATGACTTCAAGAATTGAAGAAGCTAATAAACAAGCTAAAGCATTAAATAGTGAATTTGAAAAAACTGCACTAACAGTTTCTGATGGAATAAAAAAACCTTTAGATGATTTAAAAGATATTGGAAAACAAATTACTAATGTTTTAGATATGGGTATTAAAGGATTCTCAAAAGGAATAGCAGAATCTATTGTTCTTGGTAAAGAATTAAAAGCTACATTCAAATCTATTGGTCAAACATTGGCAGTTACTATTTTACAAACTTTAATAGAAATTATTGCAAGAGAAACAGTTTTATTAGCAATAGAAAAAGCTAAATTAACTTACAAAACAATTAGTGCTTCATTATCAACTTCTAACGCATTATCAGGTTTAGGTTCATTAAAAGGTTTTTTTGGTGGCAGAGCATCAGGTGGTTCAGTTCAAAAAGGACAACCATACATGGTAGGAGAAAGAGGTGCTGAATTATTTATTCCAAACCAATCTGGTCAAATAACTCAATCTGCTAGAGGAACAGGTGGTGGACAAACTACAGTTAATTTCAATATCAATACAGTTGATGCTTCAGGCTTTGAAGAATTATTAATTAGATCAAGAGGAACTATAACTCAATTAATTAACAATGCTGTAAATGAAAGAGGTAAGGAGAGTCTAATCTAATGGCTGGTGCATTTCCAATATCTACTGCTCAATTCACAAGTTTAGGAATTAAATCAATTCAAAATACTATTATCTCTAAATCTGTATCTGGTAAGAAATTATCAAGACAAATAGATGGTCAAAGATGGGGATTTACTGCTCAGATAATCACAGCTAAACGATCTGATGTTTATGGCGAACTTATGGCATTTATTGTTAAGCAAAGATCAGGCAAAGAAAATTTTACAATAGTGCCACCAGAAATTGAAGATGCTAGAGGTACAGCTAGTGGAACTCCTAATGGTACAGCATCTGCTGGTGCTACATCAATTACATTAGGTGGTAGTGGTACAGGCACATTAAAAGCTGGAGATTTTATTAAATTTACTAATCACGATAAAGTTTATATGGTCGTTGCAGATCAATCAGATATTTCAACAGGCTCACTTACTATTGAGCCACCTTTAATTACATCAGTTTCTTCAACGGATATTCAATATGATAATGTTCCATTTACTGTTTATCTAACTAACGATATTCAAGAATTTGGTGTTGTAGGTGCAGATAAAGATGGTAATGCTTTATATCAATTTGAATTTGATGTAGAAGAAGCACTTTAATGAAAAAATATAAGATAGTACACAGAATAAGTGCCGACTTTATTGCAGAAGCTATTGTTAATGAAGATGAAATAGATACTTCAATTAACGATCTTAAAGAGTATAAGAAACCTAATAGCAAATTTGAATATACTATGTTAAAAGGTACAGAAAGTGTAACTCAAACTAACTACGAATTATATGACGAGAAGCCTAACAACAGCGATAAAAAACCAATTAGCAACAAATGATATTCGACCAGTACATCTTATCACTATTGGGTTCAGCACTCCTGTTAATTTTACTGATTGTTCCTTTTCGCTAACATCAGATATTTCAGGCTCATCAGTTACTTATAACGCATCAGATTTTGTATTAGGAATATCAGATTTTTCAGAACAAACAGATGTAAGTAAATCTAGTATTAGTTTAACTTTATCAGGTGCAAATCAAACATTTATCTCAACAGTATTAAATGAAAATGTCATTAATGATGAAGTTAGTATTTACAGAGGTTTATTAGCGAGTGATAATACCTTAGTGCCTGACCCTTTTTTACTTTACAAAGGCAATATAGAAAACTTTGAAATTCAAGAAACAGAAACATCTAGTGCAGTAGCATTATCTATTGTATCGCATTGGGCTGACTTTAATAAGAAGAATGGCCGTAAAACAAACAACACATCACAACAAAGATTCTTTAGTACAGATGTTGGTATGGATTTTGCATCTCAAACAGTACAAGATATTAAATGGGGTAGAGCATAATGCAAGATATTATCTCTCTTTACAGAAACTATAACAGATATGATGATTGCTCAGATAATGATTTAATTAGTTATCTTATGCCTAGTATATCTTTAAATCAATTTAAGAAACACTACGATAATAATAAATTAATAGGATTTACTAATTGGGGTTTATTATCTGATAAAGCACATAATAAATTTAAACAAACAGGATTGATAGATAATAAAGATTGGAACTCAGGAAATAATCTTTGGCATATAGAAACAATCTGTAAATATAATCTTAAAAATATTATGAAATGGACTAAATCATTCCTAACTAAACAATTTGGAATAGGTAAAGAGATTAATTGGATAAGAATTAAAGATAATAAAATTGTTAGAACTGTAACAAGAACAACTAAAGAGGCTTGGTTATAATGGGTGGATTTGTAGGAAAAGTTATAGAAACAGGAGTTAAAGCATCAAAGTTTTTCAAAAATATGAATCCTTTGGTATCTTTAGGTATCACTTTATTTTTATCATGGGCATTAAGACCAAAAGTTCCTGAAATACAAGATTTTGGAACTAACCAATTTGATGACTTTGAAAGAGGATTATTAATTAACAAACAATCTAACGACTCTAATATTCCTGTAATCTATGGAGAAAGATTAACAGGTGGAACTAGAGTGTTCATGGAAACTTCAGGAACAGATAACACTTATCTTTATATGGCAATCGTTATGGCAGAGGGAGAAATTAACGATATAACAGAAATAAGAGTAGATGATAAAGTTGTTACATTTGCTAGTAGCTTATCAGATGGTACAGCAGTTGAAGTAGATAGTGGCGATAGTAATTTTTATAAAGCTGACCCAACAGTAGAGGGTTCGAGTGCAGAAAGTTTAATTAGATTAGAGCCTCATTATGGAACTGATGGCCAATCAGCATCAACTTTATTATCAACATTATCATCATGGGGAAGTAATCATAAATTATCTGGTCTTTGTTATTTAGCTATAAGATTCAAATGGAATTCTGACGCATTTACAGGTATTCCAAAAGTTCAAGCTAAAATACAAGGTAAAAAAGTTAGAACTTTTAATGCAAGTCTAGTAGAACAATCAGCAAGTTATCAAACTAATCCAGCATGGTGTTTATTAGATTATTTAACAGATACAAGATACGGAAAAGGATTACAAGATTCAGAAATAAATTTACAATCTTTTTATGATGCTTCAGTAATTTGCGAAACTCAAGTAACACCATATTCAGGTGGAAGTGATATTAATATTTTCGATATAAATACAGCTTTAGATACTTCTAAAAACATAATAGAAAATGTTAGAGAGTTATTAAAAGGTTGTAGAGGTTATCTGCCTTATAATGCTGGTAAATATAATTTAATTATAGAAACAACAGGCACAGCATCAATTACATTAACCGAAGATGATATTATAGGTGGTTATTCATTATCAACCCCACCTAAGAATGAAAGATATAATAGAGTTATAATTGGATTTGTAGACCCTTCTAGAAATTTTCAAGTAAATGAAATTCAATGGCCACCTATAGATGATTCGGGATTACCAAGTGCAGATCAACATTCAACCATGAAAGCACAAGATGGTGGATTTTTACTTGAGGGAAGATTTAATTTCACAACAATAACAAGTCAGTATCAAGCTGAAGAAATGGCAGAAGTTATTTTAAGAAGATCAAGAGATGCTTTATCTTTAGGTCTTAATATTAATTTTAATGCTTATGATTTAGCAATAGGAGATATTGTAAATATTACACACAGTTCTATGGGATTTAGTGCTAAACCTTTTAGAGTCATTGGTATTACATTTAATCAAGATTTTACAATAGGATTATCTTTAGTAGAGCATCAAGATTCACATTATACTTGGGCAACAAAAACACAAGCAACAGCAGTTCCAACAACTAATTTACCTAATCCATTTACTATTCAGCCACCAGCAAGTATTACATTAGATGATACTTTAATTGAATATAATGATGGTACAGTTATTGTAGCTTTAGATGTAAATATAGTTGCGAGTACAGATAAATTTATAGATTATTACCAAGTCGAATATAAATTAAGTACAGATTCTAATTTTATTATTTATGCACAAGGTTCAGGATTAAATCACAGAGTATTAAATGTAATTGACCAACAAACTTATGATGTAAGAGTTAAAGCTGTAAATAGTTTAGGGGTATCATCAACTTATGTATCAGCATCAAGAACCATTATAGGTGCGATTGAACCACCATCTGATGTAGAAGACTTTGCTTGTAATATTGTAGGACAAGAGGCTCATTTATCATGGACACAAATACCTGACCTCGATCTTGCATATTATCAACTTAGATTTAGTGAAGAAATAGACGGAACAGCAGATTGGCAAAACTCAGTTGCATTAGTTGAAAAAGTATCTCGACCAGCTACAAGTATTTCCGTACCAGCTAGGGCTGGAACTTATCTATTGAAAGCCGTAGATAAATTAGGAAACTTTAGTTCAAATGCTACTGCTGTTATTTCTAATGTTATAAGTGTACAAAACTTTAATTCTATTGCTACACAATCAGAACACCCTGATTTTTTAGGAACAAATACAAATACAGTTATTGCAGATAATACAATTAGATTAGATTCATCAGAATTATTTGATTCAGCTTCTGGTTTATTTGATGATGAAACAACTAGATTTTTTGATTCTGGTGTTTCTAATGCTGATTTTTATGCAAGTGGTAATTATCTATTTGCAGATGTTATAGATATTGGTGCAAAACATACTGCAAGAATAACAGCATCATTAACACAAACAGCAGATAATCCTGATGACTTATTTGATAATAGAACAGGTTTATTTGATTCTGCTTCCTCTAACTTTGATGGAGATGTCGGCTCTAACTGTAATGCTCATATTGAGATTGCAACTTCTGATGACAATATTACTTATACTCCATTCCAAAATTTTGTAATAGGAAATTATACTGCGAGATTTTTTAAGTTTAGAGTAGTTTTAATCTCAAGAGATTTAGCATCAACTCCAGTAGTTTCAGAAGTAACAGTTTCTATAGATATGGAAGATAGAATATTTAGTGGAAATGATATAACTTCTGGTGCTGGAACTTACACAGTAACATTTACAAACCCATACAAATCTGTTAATTATGCTGTTGGAATAACTGGCGAAAATATGGCAACAGGAGATTATTTCACAGTTGCTAATAAAACAATTAACGGATTTGATGTTTCATTTTTCAACAGTTCAGATACAGCAGTATCAAGAACTTTTGATTATATTGCAAAAGGCTTTTAAAAGGAGTATAAGAACTTATGGCACAACACGACTATAATATAGCGAACCAATCTTTTCCATCATTTAGAACTGATTTAAACAATGTTCTATCTGCAATTAATACTTCTAATTCTGGTACATCAAGACCATCTGGTGCTGTCGCTGGAACGATTTGGTTAGATACTACTTCAGCAACTACACCTACTTTAAAATTTTATGATGGCTCAGATGATATATCTTTAGCACAATTTGATTATTCAGCTAATACTGTGAACTGGTTAGATTCAACAGTAGCAACAGATTTAGTAAATGACACAACTCCACAATTAGGTGGCAACTTAGATGTTAATGGTAATTCAATCGTATCAGTTTCAAATGGAAATATCTCAATCACTCCTGATGGAACAGGTAAAGTTATTATAGATGGTTTATCACACCCAACAGCAGATGGAACTAATGGACAAGCATTAGTAACTGATGGTGCTGGAAATTTATCTTTCGGAGATGTTTCAGTAAGTTTAAGTGCAGTAGGAGAATCAATTATCCCATCAACAACTGATACTTACGATTTAGGTTCAGCATCTTTTGTTTGGAGAAACATATACACAGGAGATTTACATTTATCTAACGAAGCAAAATCAGAGGGTAACTCTGTAGATGGCACTAAAGGTAATTGGACTATTCAAGAGGGTGCTGACGATCTATTTATTGTTAATAACAAATCAGGCAAAAAATATAAGTTCAAACTAGAGGAGATTTAACATGGCTTTTATCTCCAATGGCACTACAATTTTAGATAATGGTGCATTTAGTGTTTCATTAGGTTCGTTAGTTTTTTTATCTGAACAAACTGCATCTAATTCTTCATCAATATCATTTACAAGTGGATTAGATAGCACTTATCCCATTTATAAATTTGAATTTATTAATATCCACCCTGAGTTTAATAATGTATTTTTTATGTTTAATGGTTCTGACGATACATCTTCTCATTCTTACGATATAACAAAAACAACAACAGCTTTTTCTGCTAGTCATGATGAAGCCGATACTTCAACAAGTTTAAGTTATAGAACAGGAAATGATTTAGCACAATCTACTGATTATCATACATTAAGTCATGAATCACTTGGAGATGGTGCAGATGAAAGTTCATCAGGTTATTTGTATTTATTTAATCCCTCATCAACGACTTTCGTTAAGCATTTTATGGCAAGATTAAATATTTATCATGATGCTGATGCAACACATGATTGTTTTTCTGCTGGATATTTTAATACAACATCAGCAATAACAGCTTTAGATTTCCAAATGAATTTTGGTGCAATAGGAACAGGCACAATAAAACTATATGGAATAAAGGATAGCTAATGGCAGTAGTATCAGGTGGAACAACATTAATAGACAATGGTGCTTTAGATGCTGGAGTATCAACAGGAAGTTTAATATTACTTTCAACTCAAACTGCAAGTGCAAGTGCCACAATAGATTTTACATCTGGCATAGATTCAACTTATGATTCTTATGTGTTTAAATTTATAAACTGCCACCCAGCAACAAATGATGTAAATTTTCAGTTTAATTTAAGTACAGATGGTGGTTCTAATTATAATGTTACTAAAACTACTACTAGATTTACAGCATTACATAGTGAAGCAGATTCTCCTCACGCATCATTACAATATGAATCAACCAGAGATTTATCACAAAGCACAGCAGATAAAATTCTTTTGAATGGAGTAGGTAATGGTAGTGATGAAAGCTGTTCTGGAGAATTAATACTTTATAATCCATCATCAACTACATTCGTTAAGCATTTTATGGCAAGAGCTGTAGAAAATAGATCAGATGATACAGCAGAAGATGCTTATGGTGCAGGATATGCCAACACAACTTCAGCAATAAATGGTGTTAGATTTAAATTTGGTTCTGGCAACATAGATGATGGCATAATCAAAATGTATGGAGTAGCATAATGGGACTAATATCTAACGGCACAACAATATTCGACAATGGAACAGTAAATGCTGGTGGTAATTTAAACTTTATCTCAAAAGCTACTGCTAGTGCATCTGCTAGTATAGAGTTTACATTGGGGAATTTAAAAGAGTACAAGTTTTTCTTTGTGAATATTCACCCATCAACAAGTCTTACATATTTTACTTTTCAATGTTCAACAGATGGTGGTTCTAATTATAACACCACTATGACAACAACAGTTTTTGATGCTTACCATGATGAAGCAGATTTATATACAGCTTTAGAATATCGATCTCCAGAAGATCAAGCACAAGGAACAGCTTTTCAAAAATTATCTCCTTATCTTGTTGGTAATGAAAATGACAGTTCTTTATCTGGTAGTTTAAATTTATTTAATCCAAGTTCTACTACTTATGTAAAACATTTTATAGCAAATACCCAAGAAGTAAATAGTTCTGGATCACCTTTTTCAGTAAATGCTTATGTTTCTGGATATTTTAATGACACAAATGATTTAACCAATATAAAATTTCAAATGTCTAGTGGAAACATAGATGCTGGAGAGATATTGCTTTTCGGAGTTAATTAATATAAAAGGAGATTATTATGACAACACCACATAAATTAGTAGACGGAGTTCAAATCCCTCTAACGCAAGAAGAAATCGCACA